AAAGAAGAAAAGGTTTTTTTAGCTAAAGACGGAGGGGTAGGTGAAATCCCCTAAAAGTCTCCACCCTTTGCTACATGTTTTGGTTATATATCTCTATTTTGTATTATTAAATTACCAGTTTAAACACCAGCCCCAATCCCCGCCATTGCAGCTCTCTGTGTACCAGCAGAAGCAATAACTTTACCCGCTTTGTCTAGCAAAGGAGCAACAGTTCCAGGACGAAAGGCTAAAAGACTAGGAGCAAGTCCACCAGCAAAAGACAAGTCAGGATGTTGTGCCTGCTCTAATGCTCGTTGTTCTTTTCCAAATCCTGCAGCTTCTTTAAGGGAGTCTGGGACATAAGACATTACTTTATTCTGTGCTTCATTTACTAAAGCACTTCCACCAAAGCCACCAGCAATACCAACTCCTAAACCCGTAGCTAAACCTAAAGCCGGATTAACTGCAGTGGCTGCAGAAATAAGAGGTGAGCCTACTGACACTGCTCCCATCATACCAGCAATACCACCTGCTGTGGGAAGTAAGTTTTCAACACTAGCCTTACTGAAGGCAGCAGTTCCTGAAGTTTCTTTTTTAGAGCTTAAATGTTTATCTAATAAAAGAATTTCATCATCAGACAGTTTATCTAAACCATGTGTCTGGTATTTATCCAAAGCTAAAATTTCTTCGTCAGACATAGTGTTTAAATCAACAGCCATTTTATTTTCCTTCTAGTCGTGCTCTCACTCGTGCAGCAGCAGCTTGTGTTTCTGGAGAGCGGGGTTTTCCAGAAGGTCCTACTGGACCTAGTGGTGAGATTGGATTGGTAGCTATTCCTGCTGTAGCTCCAATATCAGCAGTTCCGTATTTAGTAATTTCAGCTTTTAGTTTAGCTGATTGAGCAGCTTGTGCAAAATAAATAGCTTGTTTGGCAGGATCTGTCTCGGCTCTACCCAATTCTAGGTTTTTTGCAATATCAGCTTCTAAACCTTTAGAATGAGATGCTCTAGCTTCTGCAGCTTCTTGTTTAGCAGAAGCAATTTCAGCTTTTTGGTTAGCAATAGCGAGTTGTGTAGCATTATTACCAGCCGCAATCTTCTCATGAGAGGCTAGTTTAAGCTGTTCTTCTTCCATCTTAGTTTTATAAGAAGAAGCATTCTTTCTAAAAGAATCGGAATAGGCCATTAGCTTCTTTGGAATTTGGTCAGGAGGAACATTAGCTAATAGATGTCCATATTGTCCTTTAGGAACCCCTAAACGTTCCATGTGTTGATTGATAGCAGATTCCCTAACACCAGGAAGAGCGGGAAGGTCATCAATACTAAGAGCCACTTTACTCAACTCATCAGCAATCATATTACTCTGGTTTGCTTTATTTGTAAGCAGGGATAGAGCATTATCACTTTGAGTTTTTGCAATGTCTCCTGTTTGTGTTGCAGCAGCTGTATTTGCTTTTGTTCTCCATAATTCACTTTGAGCAGCTTTACCTGGGTTCTCAGCAGCTAGTCCTTCATTAGTATATTGTTTGTTTATTACATCTAAAGGATTGGTACGTTCTTTTTGGGCATAAGTTTGCTGTGCGTCTTTGAGACGTTGAACCCGTAAGGCTTGTTCCTGTAAAGATGCTTGATTGTTCAAACCTTCTCTCTGTCCTGCCCATAGAGCAGGGACATAAGGACCCATATTTTGAAAGAGTGTTTCTAATGAATCAGACATAGTTATCCTCTATAATTGGGGTTGGTTGGGTCCCACAACGCTTGATAGGGCTGTGGAAGACCTGCTTGTGGAGGATTGGCTTGTCCATATACACCAAACATTCCGCCAAGAGTTCCTGTAGAATTGTTTAAACCATTATTGAACATAGTGTTTTGAGAGGCTAGTGTACTACTAAGCATATTCCCTTTAATACCAGCAATTTTACCTGCTAAGTCAACACTACGAGGACCATACTGGCTATTACGTCCAGCTGCAGCATCTTTACGAGACATTTCCTGCCACAAAGCATTATACTCAGGAGAACCTGGAGCATACATGTTATTAATTTGACCATTCACTTGGTTAAAGCGATCCATCTGTGCCTGTCCACGTTGGGCTTGGGCACGTGCTCCTAAAGCACCAGCGGCTAAACCACCAGGACCCATATTACCTAATGCTCTACCAATTCCTTGAGCAGACCATCCTTGTCCTAAACCTTGTGTGAAGCCTTGTCCCATGTTAGACAACCAGCCATTGTCACTACCTATTTTGTTTAGTCCAGAGGTACCCATACTAGCACCTGTGGTCTCTTCTAGTGGTGTATAGTCTCCCATTGAGTTTAGGTTACGAAGACTATCAGTAACAGTATTACCTAAATCGGTTCCTGGATAGAGGTCAGAAGTTACAGCATCTGCTCCACCTCCTAATACATCACCAACTCCACTGCCTCCTCCTCCAATAATGTCTCCTAATCCACCTCCAACAGCATCTCCAATACCACCGCCTAATACATCTCCTAAACCTCCAGATAGAGCACTATTAGCACCTCCACCACCTAAAAGGTCTCCAGCAAAGGCATCACCGCCTCCACCTAGGATACCATCCATTCCACCAAAAAGACCTCCAAGGCCTCCTTCAGCAGCACCACTACCGCCTAATACCTCAGCGGCAACTTCCGGTTCTACGCCTGTACACATTGTTTAATTTCCTTATTAAAGATATACCCCATTAAGGAGTAGCCAAGACGAGGGAAAAGGGTTTTACCCACTTCCATCTCAATTCCAGTAGTGTGGCCTACCACAATATGCTGCGCTTTATTGTCTATTGCCCATTGTTCAAAGGCTTTAAATAGTTTTAGGAATGCACTAGAACCTCTATAGGCAGGTTTTAAGAACATTCCAAGGTCTGTTGCTACACGTTCTCCAGAGAAGAATCTAGTAGACATAGAACCCATAATTGCTCCTACAACTTCCTCTCCCTCTTTTACATAAACTACACAAGTAGTGGAAGGGGAAGTTACAGATTTATCAAATAGTTTCCAAACACGTTCTTTATCAAAAACACTTCCTTCATAGTGAACAGCCTCTTTGTGAAACTGTTCTCCTATTTCCAAAAGTTGTAGAGCATCTTCACTAGTAAGTTTTGTATATAGCTTCATACTAAGGCTACCGATTTAATAGTACCACCATCATTGGCATATAGCTTTAATGTTCCACCAGAAGTGTCTTTATAAATAGCCCATTTACCTGCAGTAATGTCGGTTGTTGTAGGAACCCCTGCTTTTGTTTTAAAGGTATTATCTACAATATTATTAGCTGCATAATTAGAGGTACTAAGAATACCACTAGCTCCATAATTCGCAGTTGTAACAATTGTAGAAGCTGTAGGTAAAGCTGTAACATTAGCTGCTTCTGTACTAGACATGTGGTAACTACCAGTACCTAATACACCAGTCAACACTGCATGAGACTTAACTTGCAAGTCAGCGAGAGAACTTCCTGTTTTATCTATAGTGGTCCATGCAATTGTACCTGGAGAGGACAAGGACCTATATAGGTTATTTTGCCAAGCTGTCCATACAAAATCGCCAGCCTGTCCCCTAATAGGAGGAGGTGGTAATGGCGTTATAGGCATTATGCATTTCCTTTATTAATGTCTAGTTCCATACCTTCTATCCTAAGAAGATGAGGCAAAGAATATGTAAATTTAAAAGCTCTACGTCTAAACCCCCCTAGTTGTTTCAATTGAGGAAGGTCAGCATTGAAGGTTAGTACTCGAGGAGTTGACCAGGTTTTATAATCATCGTCACTCCAAGAAATGTTAATGGAACTATCTATTAGTGTTTCATCTGGAACATCTCCAATAAGAGCTAACCTAGAGGCTGTCTTACGATTGATAGTTTCAAAGTCTAGTCTAGGAGTTACAATGGAGCAGGTAAAGGAGGTGCCAGCATCTGAGAAATAGTTTTCAGACATAGTGTAGACAATACCACCTGTCTTAGCTTGTAGGTAAGGAGCACCGTTTGGACCATCGTGAGCATAGCCACATAAGAAAGCACCACCAGCACTATCCCATTCTGTCCACATCTTTGTATCAAAGCTATACACTAAAGTACGAGCAGTTAAACAAATAACATAGAGCTTCTGCTGCGATACACGAATACAAAAAGCTGTAGCATTATATATAGCACTACCTTCTGCTAATAGAGCAGAACGAATAGCAGGCACAGAGATTTCTTTCTCTTTAAACCCGTCAATAGTCCACACAGTATGTCCACCATTGCCTGTCTCTCCTACCAATACAACTTCTTTCTCTGTTTGTACAATTGTTCTAGGAGCAGAAGTACCAAACTGTTGAACAGCTGCTGCTTCTCTTCCTAAAGGACTTCCTGTAGCATTACCAATGTCATAGAAATACTCAATTGAATTGGTACCAATGGCGTATAAGAAGTTGTTGTTCTTGGACAGAGCCTGAATAGTATCTGGGTAGAGTTCTGCTGAAATAAAGCTACCAGCAGTCCAGAGTTCTGGATGGTCCAAATCACTGTTGTAAATGTCTTCAGAGTTGGCTTTAGCTAAGAATAGATAGCCATCTAAGAAAATTGGATTGGGTAAATGAGGTGTTGGAAAATCAGCATCAGTAATGAGAGTTCCAGCAGCTGTAGGAGAAGAGAAAATATATCCCTTTGTACCATCAACTAGCACTAAAGAAACTACACCAGATGAATTGACATACTCAGTGAAACCGCACTGTCCTGTACTTGTTGTTAGTGTTTGTAGGAATGTATTATTACTATACACACTACTATCAACTACAGAAATGGCATAAGAAACACCAGAAACACTCCAAGTATAAATACCACGTCCAGTACCAGAGGTAGTAGTATAGGTAGCAGATAAACCAGCTCTACTACGTGTGTAATATTTTGGATTGCTATTGGTTAGTCCTGGAATTTCTTCAATGAGCATGTTAATCATGCTAGCATCATAAGCTAAATTTCCACCCCGCTGTTGTGGGTTATTTACAAAATTAACCCGTTTAGTTGTATAGGTAGAAACTGAAGGGGTATTTGTAAAGGCCATTAGAAACGTCCGAAGTTATTAGGTTGAATGTAAAAACTACTGTCTTCACTACCAAAAGAAAGAGCATTGGCATGGAAGGTTGTAGCCTGCATAGAGAGCAGTTTACGGTCTTCTAGGGGAATACCATACTCAGGAGCTAAACGGTCAGCCAATCCATAAATCACTGCTTCTGTCCAATAGGCAGGGAAGTCTAGATTGTCTGTACTGCTGTTCATATCCTCGAAAGGGCGTTGATAGCGTATACTAATAGTGTTGCTGTTATCAGCAGGCAGAGGCCACAGATTAATTGTTCCATAGGTACTCAAAGGTTGATAATAGAGGTTGACCGGTGTTCCAGAGGAATAGGTTAAAGGCAAGATGTTGTAGTTGGTATTGCTATAGACATTCATAGGAATGTTACTGCTATTACTACTACCACGCCATGCCTGTACCACCTTCATGGGCATTGGAGTATTTAATGTTTGTCCTACACCAATGTTGTATGCTGCTACTCCCACTGTTGGAGTGAATGTGTAGCTGGACATAGCCCATAAGGGCATACCGTCTGCATAGAAACCCTTTAGGAGGGCATTTAAGGCCTCTGTAGCGTTAGTAATTTCATAGGTGGCTGGGGTACTACCACCTGACAATACAGCGAGCTTCCTGAGGGCTGCATTGATGATTGAGTCACGTTGTAAGCTCCATGTTGTGCTACCACTGGTACTCATGCAACACCTTTAACTTTCTCAAAGGTACGTAAGCCACCTAAGCCAAGCATACCCATAAGAACAGGCATCATCTCAGAAATGTCTGCAGCTTTCAAATCAATTGCGTGAGCAAAGAAGGTTAAGGCTATAAACTTAGCTACTGATAGGCCAATCCAGTTCCAGGCACAAGCTGCTCCACAAACCCATCCAATGAAAGGACGCCAACCAGACACAAACGTACTTGGATTGGAAGCTTCTGCTTTGTTAATGTCGAGCTGTCCTTGGACAACCATAACCGCAGCAGCTAGTTGTTGCTTTTCTTGTTCTGTTTTATCAGGCCAAATTTTATTAATAACTGTACCAGCTAAATCGGTAACAGCGGTTAGGGGGTCAAGAGCCATTTTATTTATCCTGTTTCATGTCAAGTTTATTTTCAATGCGTTGTAAGAAGCCTAGGAGTTCTTGACGAAACTCTCTAAAATCGTCTTTGCGAACGTAGTGGTCAGCAATAGTTTCTTTTAATGTAGCTAGGTCTAAGCGTAGTTCTTTCACAGCACTCCATAGTTCTCGTGCAAACCAGCCTAGCACTGAGAAACCTAGTCCTAAAGCACCTAATGCTACATTGATAAATATTGGGTCATTCATGGCTTAATGTGTTTCCCAGAAGGAGCAATGGCATCTAAGCAGGTAGTTATATACCTAGCAAAGCTTCCACGCCAGTCTGTATTGTGACGCAAACGAGCCAGTCGTCTGCTAAAAGTGGTTTCGCCTTTGCGAGGAATATCTAGTGTAAGAAAAGCAAGTTCTGTGTAGTTTAAAACAACATCAATAACAAAAGCTATAACAGCTACTGGAAATAAAAGTTTCCATAAACTACCACGTTCGTACTGAATGCTTAAACTGTATAAAGGAAGAAGAACAAATACAGAAAACATATATTAAAAACTTCTAGCGCATAAAATACGGTAATAAGCTGTTCCAATCGCTGTTAATGTTCCGCTAGTTGAATAACCTACATTTGATACAGCAGTTGATAAATCTATCTGATTACGTGGAGTAGTCGATGCTCTTTGCCAATAACCAGCGCCACCTGAAAAGTTATTAGCTAATATGCGGTCATTTGTACCTGCCGCATCATCGGCAATAGTAACCACAGATGTGTATTTACCGTTTAATCCAATATTGTGATTTTTAGTATACGTACTATTAGCTGCTACAGAGAACCATCCACTATCATAACGTCCCATAAGGGCATACCATGTTATTGCAGTAACAACCGCTCCTGTCACAGTAACCTCTCCAACAAATACCCGGTACGTTTGTACAGCCGTTGTGCCGTTACCAACTTGTCCGCTCATAGATTGAATATTAAAAGTAAATTGCCCACTAGACACTCCAAAAGTACCTCCCCATTGATAAATAGGAGATATTGTTGTACTACCTGTTGTACAAGTTCCATTTGAAGCTATATCTAAATAAAGATACATTGTACCATTAGTAGATAACCCAGTCCATGAAGGATTTGTGATAGAACCCACACGGTCTGTCTGACCTGTAGAACCAAAACCATTTGCAGCAGTAGCAATTAATGTGCCAGAGGCTGTAACTATGGTTGTACCAGTTGACCCCCCAAAAGAAGAGAGGCCTGAAGCATCTACTGGACCAGACATAACAGTTTGTCTAGTGGGAACTAGGGGTACAGAGGTAACTGGGATATTTGTAATTCGATTTTCAACAAATAATGTGTTAGCGATAGCTGTATTTGCAGTACCATTCGCCTGTGTAGGAACAGTGACAGTGCCCATTGAGGTGATATCAGTATTGGTACCAGCATTTGCTTTTGAACTATTCAAAGCAGAGATAGATGTACTATACCCAGGACCTGTAACATAGGTCATGTTGTTTACATCATTGAGCCAGTCTGCTTGGATAACTGTTTGTTGATTGATAAAATTGGTTGTTGCCATATTAATAAAGTCTTCCTGTAATTGCGTAACCAGCCACAGCAAAAGCTGTGATGGCATTCTGTGTTGATGGGATGAATAGCACAGCTCTTCCTGTTATGGCACATCCTGCCATTGCGACTCCGCCTGCAGCTTGTACACTATAAATAGAACAAGCACTTTCATTAATAAATGTATCTGGAGCTGTTTCAGGTCGTGCAAAAGGAACACTGATACGCTCCCTCTGCACTCGTAAGAAGTCCGAGGGATGTCGAGTCTCCCAGTCTTCTTTACAAACTATTAAACCATCCCAACGCTGCTGTAGCATAGAAGCTTTAAACTTCCTACCACAGCTGTCACACCTGGCATTCCAGTCTCCTAGTTTTAAATAGTTTCTCATTATATGCCCGTTCCTGTCATAGTTCTCCAAGTAGTTATTGCACCAGTTGGGGTGTTGTTTGTTGTTATTGGAGCTGTTCCACTAAACACTAAGAAACCAGTAGGAGCTAACACTTTCGTTTTAAAGAAAGCAGAGGTTCCATTAAACTGAATATTTCCTGTAGGTACAAATGTCTTTGTGTGAGCTAAAACATTGTTTCCTGAGAAGGTTAGTGTACCACCAGGAGACAACGCTCTTGTGTGTAACATTGTAACACTACCGCTAAACGTTACAGTTCCTGAAGGGGACAGTGTATAGGTAGTAGATACGTATGGAACAAATGTTATACCTGCTGTACTACTAAACTGTATTTGTCCTGTAGGACTAAACAGCTTAATTTTAGTTTCTGTAGCAGAACCACTATAGACAATAGAACCTGAAGGTGTAACTGTATAAATCTTTATAGGACCTAATACACCTTGGGAAATTGTCTCCTGTTGTCCAGACATAGCTAGAACAAAAGCCGGTATCATACTACCAGTAGACATTGTAGCTGCTTGACCAGTTAAGGCCACACTACCTGCTGAGTTGGGTGTGATTGTCCCTGTATTTTCTGTCTCTGTACTTCCTAGCAATGCAGCAGAAGACGTAACTCCTAAACTACCCGTACCAGAAGCTTCAGAAAGGCCTGTTAAGGCGCTAGAAAGAGCTACTCCTAGGCTACCTACGTTGTCTGTCTCTTGTGCCCCTGTAAGGGCTAAAAGACTTGTAGGTACTAGAGTACCCGTTGACATGGTTTCAGCCTGTCCTATCAGTGCTATGTTAGTAGCAGCAGAAGGAGTGATAGTGCCTTGTGTAGCTGTCTCTGTTTGACCTACTAAAGGTAGAGCCAATGTAGCTATCAATGTGCCAGTTGTTTCTGTACTGCCTTGTCCAGATAAACCTGAAGACAAGACACTAGAAAGTATCCCTGTACTTATTGTCTCTACTTGTCCAACAATGCCCACACTAGATGTAGTGCTTAGAGAACCTTGAGTAGATGTTTCCTGTACTCCTGTCAATGCACTATTGAGAGTTGGGAGTAAACTACCCGAGCTATAAGTTTCTGCTTGACCTGTCAAAGCAACACTAACACCTGCACTAGGTGTAACTGTCCCCTGACTTATTGTTTCTTGCTGACCTGCTAAAACTACAGAAGTGTTAGCTGTCATTAGTCCCTGTAACGCACTCTCCACTTGACCAGCCATAGCTGTACTAGAAGTAGGAGAAAAGTTGCCAGGGGCTTGTGTTTCGTTGCTACCAACAATTGATAGGACAATTGCTGCAGCTAATGCTCCTTGCGTAACTGCCGTAGCAATTCCTGCAAGAGCTAAAGAAGTTGATGGAGAAAGACTTCCTAGAGCCGTTGTCTCTCCTTGACCTGTAAGTGCTATGCTTAAGCCACCAGCACTTGCTGCTCTAGCTGGCAGAGAGGCTATAGGGCTTTGGCCAATTGTAAATAAACCTAGCATACTAGCACCATCCATTTACCTGCTGGACATTTAGACCCAGACAGCAGTGATTTGCTAACTATAGGACACTTGCATAACCCACACACATCATTACCGAAGCGTACAACTCTGTCGGGGCATTCTTTACAAATTGCAAGTCTCTCTTCCCTTTGAGTTTTGGTAGTGATTATGTTCATAATTAAAAGGGGTGAGTTGCCCCACCCCAGTAACGTTAAGCTGTCAAGCTAAGTTTAGAACGCATTGCAACACGGAAGGCATGACCAATGGCCGCGCAATCAATGTTCTTAATTTCATTCTTATGAATGAAGTGTCCATGCTGCTCTTCATTACGGTCGTCCAATTCTTGAACGGCAGCACGAGCGGCATCAGCAGCTGCTTTAGCAGCATCAGCTTTTACACCTGCAGCAGTAGCGGCAGCGGTTGCAGCAGCAGCAGCTTGAGCAGCTGCATTGGCAGTTGCTACAGCAGAAGTAATATCAGCAGCCTTAACTTCTAACGCTTGGATGCGTGTAGTTAATGCAGCAATGGAAGCTGCTTGTGCAGCATCACTTGCCTTAAGAGCTGTTACGTCAGTAACAATCTGTGCAATGGAAGTTGTGAGAGCTGTGCAATCACAGGCACCAGAACCACCAGCAGCAACAGCTGCTTCTAACGTTGTAATTGTTTGTGTCAGGTTAGTGACATTAGCAACTACAGCAGCAATGGCAGCAGCATTAGCTGCATCACCTGCTACACGAGCAGCTGTTTCAGCAGCAACTGTATCTTGTAGGGCAGCTACAGCAGCAGTGAGTTGTGCAACAGCTGTCGAAGCTTCTAGTGCAGTGATGCGGCTAGAGAGGCTAGTCAGTTGGCTAACAATTGCTTGAGCTGTGGCAGCATCAGAAGCATTGGTAGACTGCATCAAGCTATTGAGTGTAGCGATTTGAGCCGTTACAGCCGCAATATCTACACCTTCAAGCTGAAGGACAGCGTTAATCTTTTCGTTTACCGCTTGACCAACTTCGTCACCGAAGGAGGTTGCAAGACAGGAAACTAGAGAAGCTAAGTCGTCGTTGTACGTGCCGACGACTGGGTCATGGAAATCTGTTGAAGCCATTTTGTTCCTTTATATATAAGCCGCCACTCACGCAGGCGGCGACTCGTTACCACCACAAGAGGTACCAGCTAAGATGTCTTGTAATTGTTGAATTTTTGATACCTGAGCAGCAACCTCTGCTTTAATAATACATGCGATAATTTCACCAACCTGTAAACCTACATCAGCTAAAACACATTTAAGTTGCTCTTCTAATTCATTCACAACTGCGTTTCCTCGTTAAAGCGTCCCCAATTGTCATAATAGAAATGTCGTTCATACTGTACGCCAGTGGGTGAAATCTCGATAATTTTGCGCAAGCGTCCATCCATGTATTCAAGCATTTGATAAACACCTGTATTGGGATAGTCAATGCGGACAATTTGCCCTTTATCGTCATATCCAAATGTACGAATGGGAGCGCCTAATATCTCAATAGGTGCAGGTACTGTTGTAGTAGGCGTAGTTGGTACTACCGTGCCAGATGTGTCAGCAGGAGTTGTACAAGCTACTGGGTCAGGAGGAGGCGTAAATAGTGTAGGTACATAAAGTCCGATAACACTAGAACCACCTGTTGGGTCTGGTAATGTATTTCCTAAATAGTCACAATAACGAATGACGTTACCATTGAATACTTCTTCTAATACCTTAGCGCCTGAATCGAATTGGATTTCATAATATTCCATGTGTCACCATTGGGTAATGATACAAATAGCATCGCCGCCTTTACCGCCTACGCCAGCGACTTGACCAGTGATAGCACCACCGCCACCACCGCCACCGCATCCATAACCGCCATTACCCCCGTTACCACCTGCTCCCGTAGTGCCACCGCCTGAAGCGCCACCGCATCCGTTAGTTGGCAAGAATATGCCGTTATAGAAGTTAATACCATCAGCACCTTTACCGCCAGCGCTTGAAGCGCCAGCAGATGTGCCACCTAATGATGGTGCCCATACACCACCACCTACGAAACCACCACCAGCAGAGCCAACCGCAGCAGCAGCAGGCAAGCCACCACCACCAGCACCAGCCACCGTGACAGAGCCACCGGTAGCTAAACCGACGGCAGTGCCTGCGCCTGTAGTGCCTCCAGCACCACCAGTTTGACCAGCAGCAACAACACCAGCAGCAGGGCCAATCCTTACCATTACAGCATTGGTTGAGCTTGTTCCACCTGTTCCCGCAGTACCAGCAGTACCAGCAGTAGCATTACCGCCGTTAGTTCCAGCGTTGGCAATACATAATAGACTTTGTACGTTAGTACTTCTATCAAATGAAATATAAGAACCAACGGCAGAGCCACCATAAGCAATGCTGAAGTAAAGCGTATCAGGCACGAAAAAAGAATCAATAAAGAATGACACCTGTGCGCCAGAACCACCACCACCACCTCCAGCAGCGGCACTGTTAGCACCTACTGCGCCGTTACCACCGTTACCACCCGCACCGATTAAGGTGATAGAGATACCACTAGCGTTTTTATTTTTTGACCACGAAATCCATGAAGCACCAGCCGTTTGACTGTTAGCCGTGAGAATCGTTCTATTAATAGCTTTAGGAGAGCCAAACATTAGTATTGTCCCGCGATAGGAGTAATAACCCACCCAGCAGCTACCGCAGTTGCTAGACCTACATAAATCTTGAATGTTGCAGGAATGACAATTGCACCGCCTGGCATCATAAACTCAGGTGAAACCACGGCAGCCGTAGCCGTTGCAGTTGTTGCGGGTAGCGTAACTTCCCCGATTAGCGTGTTGTTTGTTGCCGTTGTGTTAACAGAGCCATTGTTGATGTAGATACGTGCCACACTAGCTACGTTAGTACCGCCAGAGGTAAACTTCAATCGTTCAATACGAGCACCATCAGCGCCAGCAGTAAACACAAGTGAATTATTGGCACTAATACCTGTGTAATCATTGGCAGCAGCCGTGATTAATTGGTTCATGCCTGTTGTGCCATTATTTGTATTATCGCCTTTGGCAATCCAAATTGGCTGTACGTTGCCTGTTGTTGTACTCATGTTTTATCCTTGATATGCCTTCATGTTCATTGCTACTTGTTTACCCAGTGTGAAACTGTTGTCACGGGTAAATGCAAATGAAGCATTGGGCGAAATAAATACTCTTTTTGTTCCAGCACTAAATGACACAGGTACAGCAGCACTTCCTTTCTTTGGCACTTGACGAACCAACGTAGTAGAACTAGAAATGTAGCCTAAGCCAGTTTCCCATTCTCCTGTTGGTACATTGCTAGCATCCACACCCTCAATAACATAATCAGTTAAGATGTTTAAACCTAAACCTATATTAAAAGTCTGGAAACCTGTAACAGCACCAGCGAGTGTTATACTGCCAGTGCCTGTAGTTGTCGATGTCTCTAGCACTCGGTCAGCATAGGTACTCATTAAGCAATACGCAAGAGGCCGTTAGTGGAATCGTTTGTTGGCATTGTGAGCGAGAAGTTACCAGCCGTCACGGTTTGTGAACCGAATGTGTACGCCGCTACTGCTTTGTTAGACTGGGTAGAGTTGTACAACAATACACAATCAAATGCCGTTGCTGTAAGACCAGTCCAGCTAAATGATGCGCTAGGCGTTGTAAAGGCAGTCGTACCCGTGCTAGAAGGTGCTACCCATGTGAAGGTAACACCGCCAGCCGTGTAGCCTGCGCCCGATACCTCGTTGGTAGCTGAGTATGCTGTTGTTGATGCATTTACCGTTGCCGTAGCAAGGTATAGAGCCGCTTTGAATGTGTCAGCAGTTGTTGCGCCACGTACCACTGTAGTAGATAGTGCATGGATGCCGTTGAGCTGTTCAACTTTGAAGGATGTTGCCACCGCTTGTGTATTAGCCATAAAAACCTTTAGAAATGATAATTAACCGATTGTCCCACCACTGAGCTCAAGTTTAGTACCCACAGGGATACCAAACACGCCAGAGTCTTCCCGTACAGGTTTTCCATCCAAATAATACTTTTCCCAGTAGGTAATACTGCAAGAGGTAAAACTCCATCCATATCTACGTTCTAATGAAGATACTGGTAAATTCCCCAAAGAGGTATGAATAAGCGGCTCTGATGTTACTAAATCGGTCATAATTAATTAGCTGAAATTGTTGGTGTAATCTTTACTGCATCACCACTGTTGCGAATAGCAAAGGGAGCAGAACCATCTCGTTCACTATAGAGAAGAGTTCCAGAGGAAGCTTGCACTACATAATAACCATAAATGTCATCTGTAGCTGCTCCAGAGCAGGTAAAGGTTTGTTGTGCTGAATATGTAATTGTTCCTGCCGCTGCTGCACCCCATGAGGCACCTGTTAAGGTAATGGCAGCATAACCAGGAAAGGTAGCTTCTGTATACGTACCAGCAGTATCAGTATCAGAAGGTGTAATGTTATTCTTGAAAAGCTTTAGGAGAAGATTCTGTGGGGCTGTCTTGTTGGTAATCATTTCCAACGAGAGGTTCTCTCCTGTGTCAGGGAAGTTAAGCGCCATATCCAAGCTCCATTGCTAAAGCCGCAGAAGGAGGTCTACGGTTGGTTGGAATTTCATTATAGCGACATTGCCGCAAGACATTCATAGGAACAAAGCCTACACCTGTTGTCTCACCGGTAATTGGGTCAGCATAATGAATTTCTGTTTGTTCGTCTAAGACTGCTATAAGAGCAGGTTTGTTCTGAAACATAACCCACATGCCAGTCTTCCATGTTTTATTTACAACTGGTGGAGCAAGCTTAGGAGCTCTCCACGAGGTTAGTACAGAAAAGATACTCATAGGATGATGTAGTTGATACTAACACCAGTAGCAGTGCCTACTGATAAGTTGATATTAAGAGCTTCACCTACGTTTGTTTGAAACCATCCATGCTCATTAAAAGGAAGGACAAGACCACCATTAGCCCCCAAAGGGAAAGAAGCAGAGATGTCAGTAGCATTGGATTGGAATTTAACTGTGTTAGCTAAGGTGGAAACAAGGGCAGCGTCAATAACACGGATGCTCATACCGTTTTGTGCTGCAATAATTTGGGTAGCACCACTACTAGAAGAATTGATAAAAGTATTCTTAATAGAGGGTTGCTGTGGAGCTGTGCGTGTTACATTACTCATAAGTTTTCCATAAAAAGAGGGGGACTAGCCCCCTCCAAAGTGTTATCGAACGTACACAACTGAAAAGAGCCAAGGACCGCCTGTGGTAGACGCTGCGCCCGTTTCTGCATAAGTAGCAGTGATACGGAGGTCTCCTGTAAGGGGAATAGGTTCAATGTTGGGTAGACCGGGCATCTGTACCAAAGCAGTAGTTGCACCAGTGGTCTTTACGTCAACAGCAGTGCCAGTTGAAATGGCACCAGTATTATCAGAGATAACTACAGCAACAGTAGCTGTTGTTGCAGCATCTGAGTTAGAACTACCATTTTTGGTAATACTAAGAACAGATGAACCTGCAGGTAACACCACTTTAGTAGACGAAACAGTGTCTGTTCGAGACACTTGGAACACCTTAGTATAGAGGTCTTTACTTGCAGGAATTAACGCTGTTGGTCCCGTAGGTTGAAACGGGGTAATATCGGGTAGTTTTAAGCCCATAGTTTTTCCTTTGTAAGAGAGGGAGGACTAGCCTCCCCCTAGGTCAATTAGGCGCCTGCACTTCCGTAGATACCACGAACGTCTGTCGCACCAAACGAGTAACGAGCGGTTGCTTTGAACTTAGCGTTCTCAGTGTCCCAATCGTTGTCCATGTCGAACTGGTCGCCACGGCGTTCAAAATACTTCATACCGTGTGGTACGTTAGTACGGATGAACCATGCATCTGGGTCAGTCAAGAAGTGGCTAGTAACAACTTTAGGAATAGAACCAAGAGTCTTGATTGCATTCAATTCGTTGTTGTCTGTACCAACACGACCATCACTACCCAAGATACGTTTAGCTTCAAAAATCAGCTGACGAGGAATAATGAGGCTTTCCGGACGCACAGCGATGAGGAGACCTGCATCGTTTGTGAAACCGGCAATGTCGATACATGCCTGCTCAATTGCTGCCTCAGACAAGTCAGAAGCTGTAGCAATTTGGTTAGACCAAGTACCACCCTTCAGATTGACGTGAGAAGCACTGATAAGAGCTTGACCATCACCATAGGTATAACCACTGTTGAATGCACGGTTGTACACGTTAGCAGCAATTACTTCCTTAGTTTGACGCATTGAGAACGCAAGGCCTTGGGCTTTACGTTGACCAACCACATCATACTGGTCATCTTCCATGATTTCACGTGTGATGATGAAACCAAGAGCATACACAACGTGTTGGTAACGCGTGATGAATGCTTGACGCTCAGAGTCATACGACACTGGAGCACCCTCAGCCTTTTGCGAGGCTAGACCAAAAGAAGAAACGCCGACGTCTTCTTCAAAAGCTTTACTAGAAGTAAACTTATCAAAGAGTTTGTCATATTCAACTTCATACTCATCGTATGCTTTACCATACCATGCATTTACGCCAGGCCAGAGGGCCTTGGCAAAACTTCCACTATTAATTACGGACATTTATATTTCCTTTATCTATTAAACACCAGCAGAACCAGTACCAGTTGCCAACGACGCGCTATTAAGCTTAACGTAGTAACTGAAGAATTGGTCGCCCGGGATGTTATCAGGACGATTTGGAAAGCCGACAATCTTAAGTGGCAGCGTGGCGGTTGTAGCCAAACCAGCACTGTCAAGCTGCATACCAGACGAACCCGAAGCCGTGTTACCAGCAGTCAATGTGAACTGACCATTCTGCATCACGTTAGCGGTGATGGTGGCAGCAGCCACTGAAGTACCAGCGTACTGAACTTCATAGATTAGGTTGGGGTCATCAGCGACAAGCAAATAACGGTCTGTAGATGCACGACGATACACAGGTGTATTGAGGTCATTAACAGGAGGCATGTTGGTCAAATCACCAACACCAGTGAATGCAATGCCCACCACGATACCCACTGGAATGTCGGTAGCAGCAGAGACACGAGTCACTGTAGGGGCGCCAGAAGCTGCACGGGCATCACCCGAGAGCTTAACAGCATCTCCAACCATGATTACTGTGGAATCAGAAGCTGGAACGAAATACAAATTACTTTGCCCATTATAAGGGGCACCAGTAATAGATTTAACGGGACGAAACCCGTTAATACGAGATACACTTGCCATTAGCAATTCTCCATTAATTTATGAAAATTCCCTAACGGCACTTAAAATTAGCTTCGAGAAATATCGAGCTTTCCATAAGTACCATCAAGAGCTTTGTCTTTGGTGGCTTGTTCTTGGGCAGCAACTTTTTCCTGTTTCTTGGCCTGGTCTTCTTGGTACCATTCCTTTTTGATTTTAACTAGAAACGCTTTTTGTCCCTGACCCACAGAATATTGACCCACGGAACCTTCCGGCGTAGCCGTACCAGCACGTTTGTCTCCCACCCTGACAGAATCTGCGGATTCGATTTCGTAACCGGCATCCAGAAATTCCGCTACCCTGTCTCCAGAGTCATTGATAAACCGATACTCATAGTTGGGGTCTTTACCCAACACATTGAGAATGTTCCGTGTTCCTACTGGAATACGTTGCGGACGTCCTCTCGGCGCTTTCGCAATTGCTTCTTTGATTTCACTCATTTTAAACTCCGTTTAAGTTTTTAATACTGGCGATATATTCTTTTTCGGTCATTGCACCAGTACGAACAAAACGCTGCATCACTTGACGCTCAATATCAGAAAGGGCATAGTTGTCTGTGCCTTTTCCGCTCTTTACACTTCCTTCTACTGCCCCTGGCTTTTGGCGATTGGGGTTAGTGAATTTATGTGGAAATTCTTTTCGTACTTCTTTTTCGACTTCTTGCAATACTTGCAGAGGAGCCATTCCTTTAGAAGCTAGCGATTTCCCTAATGAATCGGCATACCCTCGCATACCAACATCATTATCATACCACTTATTTTTGTCAACCCATGCAACAAATTCTGGATTTACTTGTGGCACGTCTGGTGGTGCCTCTTCCATTTTTCGTTGCTCTGTTTTTACTAAGTCGATTTGGTCGTCAATAGCAATAACAGAATCGGCATTGCCTTCTTCTAGGGCTTGTTTCTTTTGACTCTTTAAAGAAGCTAGAGCACGTGCATACTCTACCTCACGAGTCTTGGCTTGTAGATGTTTCATATCATCTAAAGCACGTTTCATATCCTTCATAGTGCGGTTTTGGTCTTCAATTTTCTTGAAGAGTTCACCACGGTCTAGGAATTCTTTAGCAGGACGCCACTGGTCAGGGTCTCCACCCCACTCAGCTTCTGGTACCCAACCTGCTTCCATTGCTTTTTGTTCAACGGCTGTTAGTTGTGGTGCGGCTGTTTCTACTGCTTGTTCGCCTTCTGGGGCGCTTACGTTTTCTTCTGCCATCTAGGGCTCCTTAGTCTTGATGAAAGACACAGCAAAGGTCTTCGTCATTTATTAAAACAAACTCTTCGTCTGTGTAGGGGTCAGTGATAATTTTACCTGCAAACCTTGCATAGGCAACATAACTACCAACCTCAATGGGAGACGTCGCGTTAAAGTCTTTAAAGGCTGTGGGTCCAATGGACACTACAGTACCTCTATCTACTCCTGCTTGCGCTCGTGCCTTATCGGCTGTCTCTGGCATGATGATGCCCGCTGCTCGTGCCATTTTGTGTGTAGTATCTACATCCTCTAGCCGGTCAGCTTTAATTAAAATACGATGTAACGAAGGAACAATCATTGCTGTTCCTCCCCATCATACTCAATATTTAGCACATCCTTATAGGCCTTAATGGCCCCTACAAATTGACTGTCTTGTACAGGGTCTTGTCCTGCACTCGAACCTAGCATCTCCTGTAGGTCCTGGACACGTCCTTGCAATTGAGAGAAAACCACCTGGGTTACAGGATGGCGTTTCCAATCTACAAAATCTGCCTTATTCACTATTTCTTAGCTCCGTTAGATGGCTTCTTAGCCTGTTGAGATGCTGCTTGTTTCGCATGATGCATAGACTGCTGGTGTTCAGCATCCTTGTGCATCAACTTCTGAATAAACTCTGCTTGGTCTTGAGCAGAGAATGCACGAAGTTTGTGAATTTCAGCGGCACCTTTGATATTTGCCATTTCAGCTGCCTGTTGCATGTTCATCGCATGCTCCTGCTGCTTCATAGCAAGTTGTGTCTCTTGTCCCCTTGTCTCCAGCTCCATCTTATGTTGCTGTGCTTGGGCTTGTAAAGCAATTTTCTGTTGCTCTGCTTGACCTTTCATCTGCAGTTCTTGCAGCTTGGGGTCTGGTGGTGGAGGAGGCATTTGGCCTGTTTGTGCCACACTAGCTTGTAAAAGTTCTTGCCAGTTGGGTTGTTCTTGTGCATCTAGGATGCGTTGTACAACTTTCACTGGGTCTAAAATACCTGTTGGCAGCAGTTCCATTAAGCCTTGTGCTTTTAGGAGTTTTTCTGTCTGCGAAATGGCAGTGGGGTCTGCGCCTGGATAAATCTTATGGGACGACATGTCAAAGTCTTTTGGACCAACTTCCATCCCAACAGTTTCTACATAAGTCTGTGGATTTAAGTATAAGTTGTTCAACCTTGCAAGTTTGATAAACTCCTCAGTTAATGACCTATACAAACGCTTATATACCGCCGTGAATACTTTCATGCCCTGTTCCACTGTAGCCATTGTTGTAGTGGCTGGAGTGTTCTGACCTGGCATTTTACCAGTGAAGATTTCTGCAATGGAAGCTAGTTCTTTACCAGAGGTAATCAAACTGCCCATAAGCTGAAACAACACACTGGAGGGTTCCTTCGTTGGAAGAGGAACAATTTGTTTCTTTAAGTCATCGCCTGTGCTATTCACTGCTTTCCACTCACCAGGAGAGAAACCAGTATCACCCATCTTCAAGCGTAGTCCTTTACCAAGGAAACCTGCTTGTAAGGTGGAGAGGTGACCTGCATCTAGGAGCTGGTTAATCAATGTGTTAACACTCTCATTGAGAGGTCCTAATAGCATACCGAAACCAATGTCGTAAAAACTCCCATCTGGGTTTGGAATGAAACCAAACTTGGTGTAATATTGAATGGGGTCAATACGACGTACACTACCATCATCATTAAGCTTAACTGTCGTTTCATCATAGCGAGCTACAATACGAACAACCTTATGGCTTTCTTTGTGAAAGGTAACAATGTAAGGCTCTTTATAGCCATCATCATCCAGATCCAAGAAGGTGTGCTGTTCAATGATGGTGTAGGGAGTTGTTTCATCCTGAGAGGCAAACTTGTTGTCCTGTCCAAGAGGAGAGGGTGCTGCACCTAGGTCAATGTCTAGCCACAAACCACTTTGTTGGCGTTCCTTGACCTTACGTGGAGACATCTCCATAATTTCTGAAATACGCTCTGCATCCTTTAGTGTACGAGCCCAGTAGTTTACTACTAGGTTCTTAGGCATCACTAAGGTTGACTTGTTACATTCGTTTAAACTGTCCCAATAGGTCTTCTTAAACATTGTACCTGTAATGGGGAGCATAACCAGTAGCTTATCCATTTCCTCTTCCCATCCATCCATCTCTTCCAAGAGTTGATAGGACATATAAGTGGAAACAGCTTCTGCTGTCTTGGTTTTACTACCATCTGGGTCCTTGCCAATAGGCTTGCTAGAGACAAGTTTACCGTTGCTAGGTAGCAGAGAGGGATAGGCCCTAGCTGCAAACTGCATGGCTGCTGTAGATAGCAAAGGATATTTAATGTTGGAAGCTTTAGGCCAGGGATAGCTCTTAGGTTCAATGGTTTGCTTTGCTAGTTTGGTCCAGGCATCAATGTGCTGGTCCCATTCTGCTCGGCTCTGCATGTCATGGTCAAATCCCTGAAAGGCATCTGCTCCAATGCGATGTAGTTCCTGGTCATCTAGCTTTTCTGCAATGTTTATAGACTCCAACATAGCCGCAAGAGGCTTCTGCTGAGGAGTGTCTTCTTGTGGTTGTTCTTCCATTTAATATCCTGTAAGGGCATTCCTGCCTTGGTTGTTTAAGTCAGAATCGCCTAGTTCATCTAGGTATTCTTCTTCTTCAAATTCTTCATTTGTCTGTGCTTCGATGAGATTGTCCAACATTAAACCCAAATAGGCAAAAGCGTCTACCTGGTCATCGTGTTTTCCCCTAGGAAACTGCAAACATTCATTCTCAAATGAGGGATACCAGTCACTTTCCTTATCAAACCTAAAACCATGTGCTCTCATACGAGCTTGACAGCTCTTAGCACGGGTAAGTTTGTCCTTACCACCATGTTTTAGTGAAACAAGAGAGATGAATGTGTTGTTCTTAACCATTTCCTCCCGTAAGAACGGGCCAATGGCTTTAGAAACCTGCATATCCTCAACACCCATAGCCACTGGCTCGTAAATACGCTGTAGAGACAAGAAAGTATCTACAATTTCCTTACCATCCATACGCTCACGAATGATATTCTTCACATGAATTATCTTATCCTCATCTACGCCAGCTACAATGAACACTGAGAAGTCAGCTTTCTCCGTTTGGGAGATGGCTAAGTCGGCTGTAACGTAGTAGTTGAGCCTCATCTTCTCTTCATCTTCATCAATTTCTAGGAAATCCCCCTTTTTGAAGAAAGATACGCTCTCATCAATGGGTTCATTTAGATATTCCTGGCTGTAAATGTCTGTTGTACCATCTAGCACAGCTTCTTGGTAGAGCATTTTAAACTCGTCAATTGACTTCTTCTCAGGCCATAAGAGGTTTTTAAACTCCCTATCGTGGGCACGATATTTAACCGCTTTCCACATACCCTTACGAGTAGAATATTGCTTAAGTTCCTCTACCACTGTCTGTTTATCTGAGGGGTTGGGCATTAGTCGTTCTAGCAAGCTGTCAGCATGTAGAATAGTACCTACCATCCTAACAATGCCTCTATCGCTACGGCAAGGGAGCAACGCTCCTTTAAACCATTTCCTCATCTTATCACGCCGGTCCTTGTTCATCACAAGCTCGTCGTTTTCCATATCGTCACACATAATGATGTCAGGACGAGACCCATTCCAAATCAATCCACGGAGCTTCTGTTCCGCTCCTTTGGCAATTATTCGGAACTTATGTCCGTCCGTACATTCAACTATGATGTCAGCCTCGCTATCCTTAACGAAGCTAACCAATCCTTTTTCATTCTTTTTAATGTTGAAGAGAGAAATGAGCTCTTCGTTGTCTTGTAGTTCTTGCTTAAAAGTTCCTAAGAACAAACATGCCTGGCTTTCTGTGTCTGACACTAGCAGCATAAACTTACGTTCTCTAAACAAGAGAGTGGCAAGTCCATAGCCTAGCGTAACAGCAGAACTCTTAGCATGTCCACGAGGAGCAGCAATTGCTAGAAACTTCTCTGGGCCTGTACATAGGTCCCAACATTCCTTATGGAAGTCTGGACTAGCTGCCTGGCCGTCAAAGCGAGGAGCAAGTACACTGCCTACGAAACCGGCTATAACATCGCCAGAAAGCTTCATCGTTTTTTACGCTCTCGTTTAGAAGTTTCACTCTTCATACTGCCATCAGCATTGCGTGAGAAACTCCGGTTTTGTCCTGGGTTTTGTACAAAGAGATTGGAAAGGCTATTAGTTCCTCCACGAGAAACTGCAGTTTTATGTCCTACATCGCCCTTAAGAGCTGTCATTGCAACTCCCTTTTTCTTAGCTACAGCGGCTCTAGCTGCATGGCGTTTAGCCCTGTCAGCAGCACGTGTTCCGTGGTTGCGGTCCCAAGCATCTTCCTTCTTGTAATCACGTTTCCCGTTGGTCATGTACGGCATGGTGTTCCTTTATTGTTTGTTGGTGCTCCTCACCTACAGGTTCTCCTGCCCAATTGACAGTTACAGAAGAAGGTTCTTGAGTATTCCATTTCTCAAAGCTAAGAAAAGCTCCACCTTCATCAAACACTTCCAGAGAGTGTCCAGTACTGGAGGGATGGGTAATAAACTGTCCTAAAAGAAAATGACGTCCGTTAGGACCTTCTTTTTGTAAATCACGTAAAGACTGAGTTAGAACCCCATCAAACGAAATTTCTAAATTGCCACCTAAATAGACAAAGAAACTATCCACTCCTGGGTGATGATGGTTGGGAGAAGAGGTATTAGGCTTACAGATGTAAAGCTCTACCTGATACTGACCCTCACGAAAAAGCACTAGAGAATAGGCAATGTCCGTAGTAAACACTGGATTTTTAAAAGGAGGTCTAATGGTACATCCATGAGAAAGCCACCATTTTGCAAACTCTTCTACTGTGTTATACGTCATGTTCTGTACTTTCTGTCTCATTGGCAACTACATCGACAACATCAACTCGCTCTGCAAGAGGTGTCTGGGGTTTAACGAAGGTGGCAAAGCGTTCAGCTAGCTTTAACAACCGGTCTCCGTCTTGAATGTCCTGTGCTAGAGGATTGTTATTCTTTTCTAAAAGCTCTTGTTTAGCCATGAGGTCAACAGAAACTTTATGAGCATCTTTCATAGAAACAAGCTTGCGTCGCATTTCACCCGTCTTCTGGTCATAGATGAAATCACCATTGGTTAGCCTGTCTTCCACAACTGTGAGAGCAGCATTGGCAATTTTCTTAATTTTACCAGATAGCTCAACCTTCTCTTGGAGCTTTATCTCCTCAACCTGGTTGTTCCACCACTCCGTTGCTTTCCATTGCCGGAGAGTAATTTCAGGAATGTTGAGAATACGTCCTGTCATCGCAAGATTGCCTAACAAGAGATAGCTTTGAATTGCTTCAATTTTCTGCTTATCACTCCAACGACTTTGTACAGCAGTTGTTTTTCGTGGTTTGTAAGCTAAATGCTTACTTCGTTCATTATCTGAGAGAGCCATAGTGTTTCCTTAAACAAGCGAGAGCTGCTATTTTTAGCAGCCTATACATATATTATACCACAAAAAGATAAACTTGTCAATAGATTTCTAGAAAAAGTGGTATGTATTTCTAGAACAAGAAGGTTTGTTGTTAGACAAACAACCTTTCTTTGGAGCTACGACTGTAAGGAGTAGCTCTTTCTTTGGATTTGTTTAAACAAGATGTTTTATCTTTTATGATAAAATATTTTGTTTAATCTATTGACATTTATAAAAAGTATGATATACTAATATATATATATTATATATAAGTATATATATATATATATATAAGTAATAATATATATGTATTTATTATTATATATTATTTCTTTCTTTTCTTTATATTACTTTCTTTTCTTTCTTTACGCGCCATTGTTTTTTTACAATATATACATTTATTCCCCGAAAAATAATCAGTATATAATTTACAATAATTACAGTATTTCATATATAATATTAACTATATTTCATAATGTTAAATTAAATTTGTAAAATTTATACTATAGTATTTTTTTTCTATATTTATATATATGATAAAAGGATATATATATAAAATCTCATGTAAATCTGAAAATGTTAATGAATGCTATATAGGGTCAACAGTTAATATATTAAGAAGGAAAATACAACATAAATATGATTTGAAAAAACAACCTAACAGACCAATATATAAATTTATTAATTCTAATGGTGGTATAGATAATTTTATTTTTGAGACATTATTAGAAGTATATATAGAAAATAGACTAGATTTATTTAAAATTGAAAAACAATATATAAAATCAGAAAAAAAATTAATTAATTGTAATGTTCCATGTAGACAAAGAAAAGAATATTATAATGATAATAAAAATATTTTAATTCAAAAATCAAAAGATTATTATTATCAAAATCAACAAGAAATATTAAATAAAAAAAAATCAATAAAAATAACATGTGAATGTGGATCAATATTAACTAAAAATCATTTCAACCGTCATTTAACATCAGATAAACATATAAATTATTGTTCTCTTAATCCGTAACCTTGAGTTGCTACGACTGTACTTTCTTGATTTTCTAAAT